ATGGCAACTATTAAACTTACAATCTTCAAAGCAAAAGTTTTAAAGGACGGAAGGCATAAGATAAGAATAGCCGTATGTCATAAGAAGGAAACATGTTATATTGTAACACGTTTTATAATCGACAACCTTTCACAATTTAAGGATGGACAGGTTACAAAACGTCCGGATGCTTCAATTATAAATTCCAAACTAAGAAACATGATGAATGATATGCAGAATAAACTTGATGAAATAAAACATCAGTCTCTTTATTCTTGCAAACAAATCAAAGACATGCTTGTTTCTGACTTAGAAACAAAGGGCAAACAAAACATCACATATCAAAAAGCGTGTTCCATATTTATAAATGAGTTAAATTCTGAAGGTAGGGAAAGTTATGCAGTATTAATTGAAAGAAGCTGCAGGTACTTCACAGAATTTACAAGAGGAGAAATACCCATGTCAGATATAACACCCAATATTATTGACGGATTCTCAAGATATCTAAAAACGAAAAAAAATATAGGGAACACAACAATAGGAATGATGATGTCTCAAATAAAAGCGGTGATCAATAGAAATATAAACTCCGGTTCTGTGAGATACGAAATACATCCGTTTGCTTATAAAAAAATCCCTAAATCTCCAATTAAAGAAGTAGATATATCCTTAGAAAGTCTTAATATGATAAGAAATAGTAATCCCAAAGAAAAAAAGTATATTGTGGCAAGGGATGTTTTTATGCTTTCTTTTTATCTCGGTGGAATGAACTTAATAGATTTGATGAATACTCGTTTTACTAGCGATAAAGTAGATTATGTAAGAATTAAAACGAAACTTAAAACTGAAACAGAACAACATTGCCTGCTTCCTATTACTGATCCAGCAAAAGAAATAATAGACAAATGGATAAACAACAAAACAAAGAAATTGGACTTTGGATATAAGTTTTCTTATCATAATTTCTCAAGATACATATGCAGGTCTCTTTCAGAACTTGCAAAGGAGCTAGGAATAAAGGAAAAAGTTGTATTTTATTCTGCTAGAAAGTCGTTTGCACAATATGCATTTGACTTAGGAATACCAGATAACGTGATAGACTACTGCCTTGCTCATTCGGACAAAGGTAGAGGAATTGTCAGGTACTATGCTAAAACGAGATTTAAGCAAGCAGAAATAGCTATTAAAAGAGTCACTGACTATATCAATAATCCAAGCAAATATCAAGAGTATATCGAGATGAAAGCGGATATAATGTTGATGAAAACATAAAGGCAGCCTAATAAGCTGCCTTTTTTACACAAAAACTAGATAGATAAACAGGAAGTATCCCCTGCTTTTGGTAATCTCATTGTTGACACTGCAAATATACAAAAATGTGCATTATATTTCTTCCAATTTTGCTCTAAACTTCTGGAACATATCAATGGTCGGGTAAAAGGTTGGATTCTCCCAGTTTTTCCCTATCATCTGGATCATCGCCTCTATATGACTTTTGCAGTCTATTACTTTGATGCATTTGTCCAGGACCAGTCCGCCTTCCGGGTAGGTCTTGTTATTTAATGTATTCTGAGCCCATGAGAGCAGCTCTCTTATCGATTCTTGATCGTATTTATTCTCTTCCATGATTTTTAATTTTCGGCAAAGGTACAAAAAAGCCCGGCATGTTGATATACCGGGCGATTCCATTTTAAAAGAGGCGTTATAAATGGAAAGGAGCTATTTTTTCTTTGCATCTTTCTGATGATATAAAGGTATACTTTTTAATCCATCAATATGTTCATATAGATCATTTTCGATATGTTCGCAATGCATAGGATCAAGAACAAAATCAATCCCTTCACGTCTAGCCAATTTTGCAGCAGGGACAAAATCTGAATCTCCAGAAATAAGAACGATTTTATCTACAAAACCTTTTAAAGATAAAGAAGCGATGTCAACACCAATTTTCATATCAATCCCCTTTTGACGCAATTCATAATATACGTCATCCGCATTAATGTCATCAAGAGAAATCTCTTTCTTTAATAATTTTCTCATTGTGTTATCATAGAAAAGCCATCTTTTGCTTTCCTTAATATTACCTAGACGCAGAGCGACTTTTCTCTTTTTCTTAAGTTCGTTTATTAACTCACTTCTGCGGATAGCCTCTTCTGTTTTAGAAAAGTCTATGCATTTATTAGAGACAGGATTATGTATCTTTTTGGCGAATGGTACACAATCATAATAAAAAATGCGATATAAATAATTATTTTTCCCTACATGAGAATGGGATATAGTATATAAATCATTGGCAATAGTTAATGCTGTCTTTTTGCCGGACTTATTATACATTGCATTATAGCGTTTTATAAAATACCCACCATCAATTAATATGGCAACTCTTATAGGGGTTTCTGTGTACGATGTATTTGGACGCGTTTTCATAAAATAAAAAAATGGCCTTTGGTTAGGCATGCCCATTATCAAGAGGGGGACAAACGTAAGCCAAAGGCATAATCATGTGCTGCAAATGTATGAATTTAATTTGTATCTGCAAAAGGTAGAAGATAAATTGCAATAAAAAATAGATTATTTTATATGTTTTACACTCATCAAGTTACAATATCAATTATACACACAAAGATATAACCCTTGCAATAATTGCAAGAGGAATCAGCCAATACAACCACCTTTCTAGGCGTTCCATAGCATCACCAGCAGGAGCCGGCAGAAATCCGAGTGATACCGGTCGTCGGCCTGTGAAATCAAATCATCTATGTAGTCTTTTTCTCTCATTTTCGCCTGTTACATATATTTCTAACAAAATGCCCCTTAATATCTTCGACATAAGTTTTTCCTGCAATGTTCACACAAGAAGTTCTTCGCTATTGGGAACATCTTCTGACCTACCTCGCCGGAAAGATATTGGGCTTCCTCCCCATAGGGATCAATATTGAACACCTGTGAGATATGCCGGCACAAGTGCCCTTTTTCGTGGTCCCATGAGTTTTGGAACTCTCCCGGGGAAGAAGTGAGAGCAATTACCATAACAGTCTCACGGTCCTCAAAGTCCGAATAAGTAAGACCGGTATTGAGAGCCCCGGAAGAGAGGTTTCTGTACGCTTGTTTGAAATCCTCCCCTCTACAACCGATACGGTGAAGTTCGCACAGAATCTCACTGGTCCAGTAAGTCGTTACGGCATAATACACCCTAACTCTCCAATCATATTTCGGTATGTAGAAATCCTGAACTATCATAATCAGAGCATATCATCCCATATTATAGGTGTGCCGCTTCCGATGCAATCTGCATAGAAACGGGTAAAAGGAAGTCCGTCATATCCGTCTGGATCATCTATATAATCCTTCACAAATAACGCCAGATGGGCTTCATCCATGATGGAACTCTTATAATAATCAGCTTTCGCCATATTGGCTACATATACGCAATCGTACCCGGCGTCTTTCTCCAGTTTAATTCCGTATTTCTTCAGAAGCTCCTCCACCTCTTCCTTTTTGATCGGAACGAGCTTTTCCTCCTGCTTGGTAGTCTTGTTCTCAACCTCCATTTTAGAAACAGCCCATTCACACATCTTCTTAGAGAAGTGCCAACCGTATAATGACAGATAATTTTTCATTGCCGGCGGCATCTTGTCATACGTATCTAGTCTTTGTCCCATAATTAATTGCTTTTTAGAATAAGAGGGGATTTCTCCCCTCATACGATTAATAGAACTCACCGTTTGAGCGTCTGCGTCTGCGCTCTCCCATATCTCCGTACATAGGGGATTCAGGGAAATAGCCAGGCATACGACGTTCGTTCATGCCGTCACCGTCATAACGTCCATTATCACGGAATCCCATTCCACCGCCACGCATTTCACTCATAGCCTTTTCATAACCATGACGGCAGCCTTCACGATAGGCTTCTTCAACCTCGTTTCTTCCTCTCATTCCGAAGTCACGATCATATCCATCATGCTCTTCTCTAATTGTCCACATTCCCATATTATTTACTGTTTTTAGATGTCTCCTTCGTTCCAAGTTGTTCCATCAGCCGTTTATTCATTTCCATAAGGTCCGCCATATTCTTGCTCATTTCGGACATTTGGCCTTTTAATGATGCTATTTCCTGCTCCTGTCTTTGCTTTTCGGCAAATTCCGGGTTAAGAACGGTTAGCATCTTGTCGCAGCCGGTAATTACGCTTTGATGAAAATCTATGCTGTTCAGAATATCAATGCTTTTCTGTTTCATAGATGTGACCTCCGAGTTCATTGCATCACGGGAACAGGATAATACAATATTACCGTTCTGTCCAAAATCCGCAATGTCTCCTCCTGCCGGAAGATTCTGAAAGGTTGTGTTTTGTCCGTTTATGTTAATTACAATATCCACAACCATTTCCGTCTGGGGAATTTGACCAATAGGAGTAGGCATAGGGTACTTGGGTTTCGGAGCCGAAACACTGACTACTGATCCTATTTCAATATAAGGATTCGCATCCTTATGAAGAATATACAACTGATTATTTGCTCTTAACGATTGAAACATAGTGATTGATTTTATAGGGCTACCGCATTACACGATAGCCCGTGTTTTACTTACTTTTTGCCGCTACCGCTTCCGAAGTTGGAGCCGCCGGAGTAGTCGGTCTATATCCTCCATTTACCAGATACAATTCGTTTGTATACTTGTTATAATGGATTTCGTAGATACCTGTACCAGCTAGGTTAGCGACTGTTACAGGCTCGTTGTTATAAGCCATCAACGGTCTTGTGTCCCCGTTAGTCCCTATCAGTATCGGAAGTGTTGCAGTCGTACCAGCAGGGATCGCCTGACGAAGATTGACATAGAACCCTCCGACATAATCCCTGTTGCGGAATGCATGATTGGGAAGTTCTAATGTCACATTCTCCGTGCCGACCGTTACACCTACTGTCGGAAGGGTGTTGTTATTATTCCTTCCGAGTGTCGGAAACAGAAAGGGAAATCCTGTAAAAAAGTTAGGCCACATAGCTACCTCCTTTCTTACCGGATCAACCCCAGTAGTTATTACAACCGCATCCGCCACGTCCGTATGCTGCGTCACCGGCATAAGCACCGAAAGCAGCCGCACGGTAAGTATCCATGTTTACACCAACAATGTTAGGGTATTGAACCGGAACCGTGTTGGGTAACTTGCATTTGATTCCATCAACATCGCTTTGCAATGCTTGTAATCCGGCTGCAAGAGGAGCAATCTGTTGACCTACTGCGTTCAAAATTGTTGCATTCTGATTGCGTTGGGAGATTTCTGCAGTAAGAGTTGCCTTTTCCGCAGTAAGAGATGCAATCTTATCCTGCAATGCCTGATTCTGGATTGCATCCAACTTGGCAAGGATAGCATTAGTGTTGGCAGTAGCACTGTCACGCAAAGAAAGCGTATTTTGGTTGGCTGTGTTGACTAATGTATTAGTCTGGTTGCACATCGCAAGCTGGCTCTCATATCCTTGTGTGGTTACAAGCTGTTTCATGTCGCAGCAACAGCTACAGATTTGAGATGTCAGAGCGTTGTTGCCCTGCATGATTGCAGTAAGGATGCTGTTGGTGTTCTGACCCATTTGATTACCAAGCCCACAGATTGCTTGTGATACGGAGTTAATACCGGCAAGGATTTGATCGGAAGAAGTGTTCACGGCTTGTGCCAGTGATGCAATGTCGACACCGTTTCGGTTAAGTGTCTGCATAATCATCTCCCTTCCTTCGTTCGCTCCCTGATTATTATTGCCGCCAAAGCCGAAATTACCATTTCCGAAAATAGCTGCAATCACAATAAGCGCAATGATGTCTTGAAAACCACCATTGTTACCAAAGAAGCCACCGTTGCCATTGCCGCCTCCAAGCAGCCCCATCAGGTAACCGGTGTCAACTCCTCTGTTTTGCAAAGACGGAAGAATAGAAGCAAGCAGACCGTTTCCTGAAGCCGCTCCACCGTCCTGGTTAAAAACGTACGTTCTTTCCATAGAGATTTATACTTTTTTATTACGGTCAATATCAACCGCATCACAAAAGTATATAATAGGGACTGCATAAATCAGAGCTCATTTTCAAGCGATTTGCGAATATTTTGCAGATATATTGCAATCATTTTGTTTGCCAGTTTACGGCTTTCAAAAGTAGATATAAGATAACGGATACTAGCGGATGTCTTGTGAAGCAAAGTCGCTATTTGTTCAGGATATAGCCCGTATTCAGTGAGGAAGAATACTACAATAGAACGGGCGTCAACAACTTCAGTAACTTTACTTGATGAAAGGATCAATTCAGTAGAAACTTCAGTTTCTTTTCCAACAATATTTAGAATCTCGGCAAAAATCTCTGACTTACACATAGTAATTTAATTTTTTGTTGTACTTTTGCCTTTGCCAATCGTACTCAGTACCAAATAAACAAAAGCATATATAGGAATGTTAAGGATATTATACCCCCGACACTACCTATGTATGCTTTTGGTATGCTAAAAAGTTCGATTGGCGTCAACTTTCAGTGTTGGGGGTTCTTTTTTTTACTCTATCCCCCAAAAGAGTTACATTTGTTATGATAACCGGCCTTCTACTTTACCGGATAACTTAGTGCTTAATAATCAATTAATGTCTCATTTTGTCCTCCTTTCTTAATAAACCTTTTTCCAATGGAAATTGTTATATAAATACAACTTAAACTTTTCATACCGGAAACGGTCTGTGAAGATAGTGCCGGTATTACCACATAAATAAATTATAACTTACTCCACCACCGACATACAATCCACCGGGATAGCCGTATCCAAATTGCAGGCCAAGGCCCCAGCGTTTTTGCTTCGGTTTAAGAGTGATGATTTCCTTTTCTCCGTAGACTTCCATAAAGTCAAGGCTGGGCTTATAACCGCTAACTATTGCACGGTAATTATCAGTCTTATACTCCTTGATTGTAATCGGTATAATCACCGGAACCGAGTCGCCTTCTACGGTTCTGTCGGTAGTGGTATCTACTATAATCGGCAAATACACCGTATCGGTACGCTTCAGAGTTTCCTTTACCGGCATAAGCACGATGTCAACTATAGTGTCCCTCACTCTTATAGTATCTCCCTTTACATACATGGTCTGTGGATCGTGCGGATTACAACGCATCCACACGACCAAACCTATAAGCAGACAAACTAATATCCAAGGTAGTACTTTCATGCTACTTCAACGTAAATCCCGACAAGGTCCTTTAGATCCGCATACACCGCCTGTTGAGTATCTCGTGTACAGTGATATGTTACACCGCCCTGCGAATAATATTTACCTGCAAATAGCTCCATATTGTTGTTATACAGGATTGGATCATCCTTCGTTCCGGCAGCAGTCTCGTTGATTTCCTCATAAAGTGCTGCGGTGTCAACGGATGGCGGTTGATTCTCCAAAACGGTTGCAATGCTCTGCCTTACCCGGTAGAGTTTATCGTCATATTGAACTTTCATTCCAGTTGTCAGTGACTTGTCGATAAACTCGTTCCAATGCGGGTACATGGACTTAACTTTCAACGCTTCACCATCAGTTAAGGACATCGTCTGGATTCCCGCTTTGGTCACATTAATCAAATTCTGTGCGGCAGCTACCTGGATATATTCCGCACTACCTTCCGGACGTTCCTCTTCCGTCCATGACCATTCTTCGCTTGCCAGGAGGTCGTTCAGTTCCGGGCTGTCGAAATAGTACACAGGAAACCCTTCGTCCTTGTAAGGAGTCAGAAATTCTTCGTGGAGGATTACCTTACTACCGTCTTTGCTTTTTCTCATTGTCGGGATAGCCAGCAAACCGTGCTGGGCTAGCCAATCGATTGTTACTACTGCGTATTTCATTGTTTTTTAAACATTGGTTTATTAAAATTCACCATGGGGAATGTCATCATAAGAAAAAGCATATCCCCCTTCGAAGTACAGACTCTCCCCTTTCGAAAGACTAACATTCTGTCTAATTAAGTTGTAATAGACCTTATCTTCCTGAAACACTTTTGCTAGGGTAGATGGGACATAAGAAAAATATCCTAGCCCTTTCTTGGTTAAAAACATCCTTTGTACAAAATGGTCAGATTTCGCCTCCACTGAATCAAGGGTGTCTCCAATATAGGAAGAGGACTCGGATTTGGCGTGCCATACACTTTTCTCTCCGCAATTGTACTTTACGTAGTCTCTCGCAAAAGCAATTTGAAGGCCATAATATAATTCTATTGTCACATCCTCAAGCGCTGTAATGGAATTACGGACTAAAATATCATCGTTTTCAGCGCTAAAGATGTACCGAATTTCCTCTTTGATAATCTCCCTTCCACTACCATCCTCCTTAATTGTATTATAACCCTGTATTTTATTGGTTACCGATATGGTTACCAAATGCTTGGTCGCTTTGTAACCTACGAGACTGGAAGCTGTTGCCGCCCCACTCTGGTTTCCATTATAACCATGACAGCCTCCTGTGAAGCGTGATATCGCAGAAGGATTGCCACCATCTATATTATCGATGGCCGCAACATGATATGGGCCAACGGAATCTGTATTGGTGCTTCTGCTCATCAGCTGCTCTCCACTTTCACTATAAAAAGATATATTCTTTAATTGCCATAGAGAATTTGGACCAAAAGGTGCGAAGGTAACTTTCATTGTTTTACCATCATCGCACTTCTTACTTACAATGAGAGTATTATCGTTTGCTACGATTGAAGGAAAATCACTACTGATATCGGAAATCTCATCCCGAATTTCCGATATCGCTTTTTTAGTGTCTATCTCATAGCCATTTACATACACTTTGACAGCAAGGACAACATCATCCTGAGACGAGGATGAGTATAGCCATAATTTCTTACAAGCAGAGTCTATTTCTACATCGTATTGATCCCCAATCTTTACGGATATTTCCTTACCCTCAATAATGCCGCTCGAATCATCGGTAGATGTTTGCAATAGCCTTGCTGTTGTGCCAGAAATAGAACTATTGGATGCAAAAAATTTCAGTGTCTTCCCCTTATATCGTGATACATTTATTTTCTTGTCAAGGGTTGTACCCCAAACTACGGAGTCATCAAATACAGAGACACCAGTGATACTCTCTATTTTCTCATATATATCCGCATTGGAATTTTCCAAAGCCCCAAGCCTTTCATCCGTTATGTCTTTGTAGCCATTATAGCGAAGTATAATACTCACCTTATCGTCATTCCCCGCAATAGATGAGAATAGCCAAATAATTTTAATATCATTACCTATCTCAATATCACAAGAATTTCCAATGACAGTTGTAATTGTCCTTCCACTATCAATTCCACTACTGTCTCCAGTCGTTGATTGATATACATAGATAGATTTTCCCTCTGCGGTGTCACTGGAGGTTTTTATCGAAAGTATCTTACCTCGATAGGAGGATACATTTATTTTCTTGTCAAGGGTTGTACCCCAAATAGCCTCCCCATTAAAGATAAATATTCCTGTAATGTCATCTACTTTTGAGGCTAATTTCTCAAAGTTCCCATCTATCCCTTGCGCAATGACTCCCCACGACTTTTCGGAGTCTTTTGCTATGTCAAATATCTTTTCCATATTATTCGTTTTTAATTAATGTTTCATTTGAAATTAAAGTATCGTTACCTAACATTGTCAAGTAGCTGGAGATAACTATGCTGATCTTCTGAGGAGATTTGGTGACCTTTCCGGTTATCTCGTAGGTTCCATTGTCTCCAGAGATGGATATGTCGCTGATGGCGTTAGATGATACGCCTATCAGCTTATCAGAAGCGTTTGACAAGGTTATGGTGATAGTTACCGTGCTACCTTCGGTTACATACACTCCCGGATTAACTGAGTAGGAGATCGAGGAGTAAGGGATGTTACTCTTTACAATCGGTCTAAACTCGATCATATCCGGATATAGCGTTCCTGCCTTATACTTCTTCAGTTGGCGTTCAAGGAGGAATTCGGAGAGGCTGTAGGGGAAGAGCATGAGAGACCATAATGCTAATTTAGCAAATCTAGTATCGTTGTCTCTATATGTACCAAGCCATAATTTATCACTATCTACAAATGTTGGTATAATATTTATGTATTGACCATTATTTATATACTTAGACTGATAAAAAACTCTTCTTATTGTATCATCTGTATTAATTATATTTCTACCTCCGAAAGAATAAGAAATTTTTTCTCCATTATTGGATATAGTATTAAACATAAAAGCTCCATTGTTCTGTGATTCAGCTTTAGATAATACAGCAGCATCACCATTAGAGCCGATATTTATCCTAATTCTTTCATAATCGGCAACAACTGTATAGTCCTTCAAAACAGGGAGACCGGTCACCTTGCCGAAGTCGTTGATTCCGTCTAGGCTGAGAGCGTGTTCGATGGTGGGGAGGACTTCGATAGTAATATCCAAATCTATATTTTCTGGGTTAACTTTAAATCCTATCCAAACATTAGATAAAATTTCTGCTGGGACAAATATAGTGCTCTTAGGACAAACATATTCTCCATCTTCAGTGATTCTAATCGAGGTAATATCACTAACATTATCTTCCGAAACATAATTATAAACAACATTTTGACCTTCTTTAAGTCCGGTTACTTTGAGTTTAAAAGTAGGAATAGAAACTTCATTAACTGTTCCGTCTTTATAAACATAAGTAAACAATAAGGCTAAATTATCATTTGCTTTTGTGAGGTGGATAGAATTTCCAGTAAGCTCAAATATAAGATCAGTATTATTACTACTAGCCATTTTATCCCAAGTTTTATTAGCACCAAACACAACCGGATAGCTATTGATACCACTCTCCCCTTCCCAACCGATATTGTTTAACTGGATGTTGTGACCTCCTACAAAGTCGATCAACTGATCGTTAAACTCTGCATGGTTCTCGTTGGTGATACCCTGCTTCTTGATGTTGTAGTACAACTGAGGCTTGATGATCTGTCCCGGACGGTCAAGGTTATAGTAGGCGATGATCTGATTGATTTCGTCAGTGGTCAGAACTTTATTAGCGATGAATCCTCCTGCGTAGGCAATTTTAACACATTTTCGAGGAACATTATTTGTATCAAGATATCCGATAACTGAAAAATAATCAGCAACTCCAGCAGCTGTAGGATAGCTAGCAGTGAAATCATTCTTATCTCCTAAAATATCATTGACAACCGTAACATTTCCTATCTCGTTAATACTTGGGGACGTATATCCACAAATATAATATTTGCCATTAAGGCCATTCCTTTCGAACATATTATTCCGGATAAACCTTTTGCCCAATACATTGACATGATCAGAGCCTATATCGGAAATATAGTTAATTATGCTAATGACAGTACATTCCTTGCTATCTCCTATCATTTCGTCAACGGTCTTTTCGCTGACGATCATGTCGTCTACTCCGTCTGTACATAGCCAGCCTTCGAAGTCGGTTCCCGGTAATCCATACCCACTGCCCTCCGTAAATCCGAAGTTCAGCAGGCGCATGTCATTCCCGTTTGGTGTCAAGTCCTTCAAAACAGCCCGGTCAGGGTCGTCGTTTGTCTTGCCCCAGGTGGATATAGCCATCTTGACGTGGCTGAGTAGTTCGGGGTCGATGTAGGGACGACCGGAGCCCGAAGAAGCTACCGGAACTCCCAAGCGTATCGCATTCATGCGAATAGGATCAAGCCCTATCGCATCAAGCTTAATTGGATTTAATCCTATTGCGTTCATCACTCTTCTGATTCAAAAATAGAAGCCTTTACCGGTTCCGTTTCACATTCGATTCTGAGATATTGTCCGGGGATGCAACCAACGACCGGACGAGCGAATTTCTTATCGTAATTTCTACTCTCTACAACAGGGAAGTTTTCTCCGTCATAGCTTATATACACCCAAAGCTTACCACCTTTTTCAAATGTAATCTGCAATCCTACTTCCGCAGAATTTACCTGAACGGCATCGCTTACATAGTTCTTCGCACCCTTCGTAAAGGTTATAGCTGTTTCTTTCATGATTATTCCTCCTATTTTTTTGCTGTTATCACTGTATTTCGTAAAAAATTCGGATACTCTGCCCGCACATCAAAACAAGGACACGCCTTGATAAATTCTGCCGGTTCCACCTCACCCGATCCATCCAGATCAGGTGAAGCATCCCGATGACCGAGCAGCTCGATGATATCATACTCTTTACAGAGCTTCGCTATCAATTCGCGCAATGCTGTTTTTTGCTCGACAGTACGAGTATCGGCCGGTCTTCCACTCGCGTCCAGACCACCGATGTAGCAGATACCGATACTGTGTTTATTATAACTAATACCGGAAAAACCTTTTGTGTTACAATGCGCTCCGTCAATGGATAATGACCGGCCGTTTTCTACGGTACCATCTAAATCAATTACAAAGTTATAGCCAATTTGATTAAAGCCACGCGCCCGGTGCATCCG